ATCGGCGAACGCATCCAAGAGATTCGCGATGAGGGAACGGTCACGTACTACGTCGAAGGGGTCGACCACAATTGGAGCTACCCCGGTGCCGGCAGTACAACGATCACCGTGACGCACGGTGAATACGCGGAAGAGCGCGCGCTCAAAGAGCTGTACGCGCAGTACGATACCGCCGCGGCTAACGCCGCTGCGCTCAATGCACTCGAAGATCAGGCCAAGCGAGCGCAGCGAGCCGAAGATTTGTCCTTGCTCGATGAGCAGCTAACCGTCGTTCCGGGGGATACTGTGAATGCCAAGAGCGCCGATGAGACCGCCGCCAAAGCCAAGAGCGGCGACCCTGGTATGGTGCCCGGCAAAGACGCACCAAGTGCCCAAGCCACCAAGGTAGGCACGGGGGAGTCGCAAGATCCCGTCGCCGATCAAGAGGTCGAAACGACCCAAGCAGCGGTGTCTCTTCCGCAAGACAATCTCGAAGCGATCTTGCCCATCGCCGTGGCGCCGGGGCGCACGCCGAAAGCGCCGGGGACGCTATGAGCCGTTTCAAAACGACAAGAACACGGGGCGGCGCCGTCGTTCAAGCAGGGCTCGATATCCGCAACCGGGACAACCCCGCGAGCCGCGCGAAGCCGACCTTGGGGCTCTACCGGGCTTTCGTGTACCGCACGTACACGCCCTACGACGCCAACGGCAATCGGCGCGAGGATAACCGGCGGGGTTACCAAGTCGAGTGCGATGTGCTCTTGGTACGCACGCAACAGCTCTTGCTGAATGTGCCGGTCATGCAAACGACCTTCGGCGTGAACAACGCGGAGCCTTGGGTTCCGAGGCCCACGACGCGCACGCTTTCAGGGCAGAACGAAGTGCGCTTTCAGGTCCAGGGCCAAGACGGCCGCTTCGAAGGGACTGCCACGCCCTTCGACGATATCGACGGTGAAATGGTGATCGTGCAATTCGTCGAAGGCGACCCTGACTTCCCGATCATTACGGGCGCACTCGTGCACCAAAAGACGAATCGCAAGGTCTTACAGGGGGGTGGTTGGGCCGAAGGCGAGCAAGATCAGGGCACCGCGTACGAAGACGAGCACTACCTTCACCACCAAGGCACCGAAGTGCGCATCAACAGCGGCGGGGATATCTTGATTGATACCACAGGCGCCTACGAAGACACGGCCACCGAAGACGCCGGGGCCGCGCGAGGGGACGTGCGCATGCGGGTGAAGGAAGGCCAAAGGCTCACGATCGCGATGGGCGCCGATGAAGACGTGCTCGAAGTGTACAAAGACGGCGGGCAGCTCCGGGTCGACCTAGGGGAAAGCGCCGATGAACGGGTCGTCTTGGGGGATAGCTTCATGCAGTTTTTCAATGACCACATCCATCCCACGGGCGTCGGGCCTTCCGATGTGCCGACGCTTCCCATGGACGCAACGCTACTCTCCGACCTGAGCAAGACAAAGAAGTAGCTATGGCGATGGTGCCGGCAACGCTGATCAATGCGCTCACGGGCCTTTGGACCGATCCGCCGGAGTCTCGAAGCTACACCGATACCGCCGATGCCATCGAAACGCTTTGGGGTACTTCGGCGGTCGGCGGCGGCGTCAGTAGCGCCACGCTTTTCACTCCGCAGGTCACGTACATGCCGCTCAGTCCAGTGGGGGGCTTCCCGACTGCGGCCGACGCTGCCCAAGCGTTCGAAAACGCGTGCACGGCTTTGGTAGCAGGCACCACGTTTACCCCGGTAGCCCCGGTCACCGCCATTAGCGCGCCCCCCGGAAGACTCTCCGCTTCGGTCGGCTCACTCAAAAACGCGTTGAAAACCATTTTTGAGGCCCCCGAAGCCGGCACCGATGCGTCCGTTCAAGCCACCGCGATTGGCAATGCGATCTATACCTACCTCGCGGGATGGGAAGTGGACGTGACAACCCCCGGCCCCACCGTAACCGCCACGCCTATCGTCTAAAGGATAATCGGGCCGCTAACATGGCATACCAACCCCTTGCGAGGGTAAGCTAGGCCAAGCAATGGCGAGGGAACGCGGGGCTGGGCTCAACTCTCTGAGCCCAAGGAACATACAAGTGGGGCCGGCTGGGGAAGCCGTAGCGCCGCTTCGCGATGTTCGTACGGGATTTCGGTCGGGATTCGTCTTCGAGCTGCGCGATATTCTGCGCCCCGATCGCCCCGTCGCCGTGCACAGCTTCGCGCTGAATCCGCGGCAGTACATGCTTACGGAGCCCTTTCAGAGCACGCTCACACCCACCGAGGATAATAGCGTCGTGGCCGAAGAAAACGGCCAGATCATCCGTGAAATCATTCTTGAGGGCACCTTCGGGCTCAAGGAAAAGCGCGGACCCTCGTTTAGCGGCGATCAAGGCTCGCGCTCAGGCAACGAGCACTTCATCCACTTGCGCGAGCTATTCCGGCGCTATTCGCGGATCAAGCAAGACCCGGAGCTAGCCGCTCGGCACGTGCTGATCTTCCATTCGATGCGCGACGATGACCACTTCATCGTGGTGCCCCGGAGCTTTGAGACCCAGCGCGATTCGAAGAGTACCCGGTTCCATTATCCTTACCGCATTACGCTAGCCGTGGTCGCGGAAGCCGCGGTGGCCACGGATCTTCTGGGGCTTCCCAAGGTTGTCCGTGCGCTCAGCTCCGCATTTCACGACGCGCGAGCCTACTTCGCCGAAGTTTCCGCCGTGCTCGGCAGCATCAAAGGCAAGGTACAGGATATCGAGTCGGTGCTGGTTCAATCCGCGGAGCTGATCAATGGCGTGGGGGAAGTGCTCGATGGGACGCGGGATCTCATCAACTACCCTTTGGAGCTGGCGGCCAACGTGACGACGGATCTCGCCATCGCCGCCGACCGGCTAGCCAACAGCACGGCGCAGCTCACGCCCGGTTCCGTCGAAGAAGAAGCGTCCCGGCAGATGCGACGCCTAGAAGCGGCCCTGGACCGCATCTTAGCCATCCCCGAAAGGTTCGGGCCGTCGTCCATCCAAGACACGTTAGAGCGCTACGAAGGCGAACAAGGGCTCTCAGAAGACGATCTGGCGAACAATACCGCGGGGGCCACCATCGGCTCCCGAACCAGGCTCACGCTAGGTTCCGGTGGGGAAGCGGGTATCGATGCGTCAGAGTACCGGGGGGTGCGTCGGGAACGGCTCGACCGGACCCAGACGATTTTGAGTCTTTCGGTCGAATTTGGGGTGCCCGAAGAGCTGATCATCTTGGTGAATAACCTGAAATATCCGTACATTGCCGAAGGGGGTGGGCCAGGGGTGCTCGCGCCGGGGGACGTGATTTTGATTCCAGTGCGGCAAGGGATTCAAGGGGGCCAGATTTCGCCTAGCAATTCGTACCTCACGCCCGAAGAGGCGCTGTATGGGATCGACATGGCGCTCGACCCCGCCATCATGGCCCAACAGGACGAGCTAGAGCTGCGGGTCGCCCAATCAGGCACGGACGCGGACCTGATCCGGGGCATCGATAACGTCATCCAAGGCACGGAGATCACCGTGCGCACGGAACGGGGCTCGACCGTTTACGTGCCCGAAGTCGGCATTCGCCGCAACGTCGGCGCCAAGGGCACGATTCAGTACATGCTCTTGGCCACACTCGCGCTGCGCGAGGGCATCCTTGCGGACCCCCGCGTAGAGGGCATCCAAGATTCTCGCGTTGTGCTCGAAGACGACGTGCTGACACAAGAGATCACACCGCGACTCCGGGGGGATCGCACCGGGATCAATCTCATTTTGCCGTTTGGCACCGCCAGCGGAGAGGGGGGCTAGTTGCCAGTTTTTCAACCCCGTAGTCGGGTACAGATCCAGCGCGACATGATCGCGCGCGTGGTCGCGCGCTCTGACTTGACCGGGCTCACGCGCAATGCTTCGATTTTCCATCTGATCGCTGCTTCTGCGAGCGAAGACGCAGAGCAATACTTTCAAATGAGTCGGCTTCGCGATCTCTTCGCGATCGACAAGGCTACGGGTTCGGATCTCGATGCGCGCGCAGCGGAGATCGTGCCGGGCACGATCCAGCGGCGAGAAGCGCTGAAGGGGTCGACCACCGAAGTTTTCTCGCGTCCAGGCATCGTGGGCACCACCGCCATCCCATCGGGAAGCATTGTGGCGGCGTCCGATGCCCAAGGGCAGATCAAATTCCAAACGACCGCAGCGGGCTCCATTCTTGCGGGCAGCACGGATTCTGCGCCAATCCCCGTGGTCGCTATCGAAGCAGGCACACGCGGCAACGTCGCTGCGGGGTCCATCAATCAGTTCGTGAGCCGCATCGCGGGCGTTACCACGGCCACCAACGGGACCGCGGTTACCAACGCGCAAGACCGGGAAAGCGACGCCGCGTTCCGCGCCCGTATTCGCGCGTACGTACAAGCGCTCAGCCGTGCCACGCCAACAGCAATCGAGAGCTTCGCGAACAACGTGACCTTGACCGATGGCCGGCGCGTGCTCTTTGCGAACCTCAAAGAGCCCATTATCCCAGACGGTACGGTGCAGCTCTATATCGACGACGGCACGGGCAACGTCGAAGAGTTTGACGACACGTACATTACCACGCCCGAAGTGGTGATCTCATCCGCCGTGGGTGGTGAAGTGCAAGCCTTCTCGGGGGAGAAGCCCATCCGTGACGACGGGAGCTTCATACTCGAAGTCGATACGGGCGGTGGTTACGTCGTTCAAGTGAACGGCGCGGACTACGACTTCAACGCCGCGCAAGGCAAGGTCGTCTTCACCGCAGCGCTCGGCACGGGCGACGCCGTGCGGATGACCTACCGCTACTACACGGGGCTCATTCAAGAGACGCAGAAAGTCGTAGACGGCGATCCATTGAACCCGCTCGTGTATCCGGGGGTTCGGGCTGGCGGCACTCAGGTCTATGTGCTTCCGCCGACACTTGTGCTGCAAAGTGTCGCCGCGTCAATCAGCGTACTTGGGGGCTTTGACACCACCACGGTCGCGGCCGAAGTCGCCACTGTGGTTCAAGACTACATCAACAACTTGCCGATTGGAGCCGACGTGATCGTGAGCGAGATCATCGAGCGCTCGATGGCTGTGACCGGCATGTTCAACTTCCGGTTCCAAACACTAACGGGCTCCGCACCGCCCGCAGATCAAGTGATTCTCGATGATCAGGTCGCGCGGATCACGGCCGCCAATATCACGCTCGTGTAGGGGAAAAGCAGATGGCACTCGGAATAACAACGGTAGAGCGCGCGAATGACGTAGGGGAACAGCCTTTCCTGATCTTCACGGACCCTTCGACGCGGCGGATTCAGACATTCGCGTTTGTAGACGAAGACGGCGTACACGCGGGCATTGCCGGCAATCCGATCATCGTCGGTATTGAGGCTGCGGCGGCGCGTTGGCAGTACGATACGGCCGGAGCCGCCGAAGCCGGTGCGCTACTTCGCACGGGCGCGGGGGATATCCGAGAGCTGCGCGTCTTGCTTGACCCTTCCGTGGTCGCAGTTCGCTACCTCATGCTCTTCGACACCACTACTCCGCCAACGCTAGCCGCCGTACCCGACTGGCGCGGGCTCATTCCCGCCGCGGGCGAGGCAAGCGAGTCGTTTCCAGGCGGTGAATTTGAGTTCACGACGGGGTGCTACGCGATGATCAGCACCACGCTGCCCACGCTCACTGTCAGTGCGGCGGATGCGTTTTTCCACGTACGGGGATTAGAGGCTTGATCGATGGGATATGCAGGCACATCGGGCATAGAGAACGTCAATCCTGAGTACAGGATTCCCCTACTTGTCGAAGGCGAGTGGGAGTATTCCGCTACGCTAGTTGAAACGCGCATCGGCCGCTTCGAGCTAGACCCTGACGGTGCGGGCAAGGCCGATCTAGAGCTGTACCTCGTAGGCTTCCTTGCGGACGCAGGCGGGGGAGCGCCCACGGTCGAGCTGCGGCTCTACGATGTGGGGCCGCCGAACGCGCCGATCACAGGCGACCTTCGAGCCACGATCACGTCTTCCACAACGAACGCCATCGTGCGCGAAGACGTTGCGCTCACGGCGAGCGCCACGCCTACCGTGCCGGGCTCCGACCCCAACGATGGGACGATCTACAACGTCGTGCACGTCTATGAAGTGCGCGTCATTTTCACCGCTGGCGATGCGGGCGACACCATTCGATACGATACGGTCGGCATTCTTTCGTGAGGTAGGGGAACATGGGCGGAACAGTACGCGGACAGATCGATTGCTACACGAACGAGAGCACGGAGTACCGGAATACGGCGGTCACTTGGAAGACTTGGTACGACTTCTTTCAGGCCCACCCGCTCATGACCCGGATTGCGTACAACGTCGGCTCCGGCGGAACCGGGACCGATATGTGGGACGGGGCGAACCCGTGGGGGAACCACTGTTGGGCAGTTTGGGAATGGGGCGTGAGCGCAGCCCGCGCCTATCCGATCTACGTGCTCATGCAGTGCGAATCGGGCGGTGGCGCAACGAACCAAGCGATGGGCGTAGCTCCGGGCGATCCGTCAACTCATGGCGGAAGCAGCACCGGCACGTCTTACAGCCACCTAACGATCGCTTTCGCCATCGGTGTTGGCGGGGATGAGAACCCTTGGAACGGCACCACGAATAACGACGGCACGGACACCAAGGGCGGGTCGGCCGCTATGCCGCTCGGCAACGATGGGATCGCGGGAGTTTGGCGATTCCCGGCATCGGGTGGGACCAACGTGCTCGTCTACCCCCGTTCGAACAATATCGGCGGAACCTACGCAGTTAATCGCGCCGATCTAATGCCCGCCATCAATGATGCGAACGCATCGGCAACCCGCTTCAATATCATCATGGACGACGACAACTTGTTCATGCACTCCGGTGGGTCGTCTACCCGGTACATTCACGCGGGTCTGATGGCTCCGCACGATGGCCTAACTATCGACTACCCGTGGATGGCCTTCTACACAACGGCGCCCGTCATCGAGACCACGATCTCCGGGCGACTTGGCGGTTGCCCGCTCCCAGACTCTTCCGACCCGGAACCTGTGCAAGCCGTGAACCTTGATTCCCACACGGGCCAAGGGAGTCAGCCAAACAATCTGTTCTCACCCGCGCAGTACGACCTGTTGCCCCTGTTCGTACGCCTTATCGAGTCTCCGCTCGCCGGGCTTCTCGGGACGTTCGGCACTTCGGCCGATAACTTCAATCTGTTCGTCGACAACTGCCCGCATGCTTCCACAAGCCCGACCAAAGACCGGATTGTTCATGGAAACACGACACAGAACACTTTGAAGATTTGCGTCCCGTGGGACGGGGCGACCGTCTACGGCTCGAATTTCACTAGAGCCGGGATCACGTTCTAATGGC